GGGCAGGCAGACTCGCGCACCTCGGCGCCATAGTCCCGGTCGATGGTCTGCGTGATCGTGACGCCCTCGCCCGCCTTCGCCGTGAGGTGAGACTGCTTCACTGAGCAGTTGAAGCCCAGCCCGCCCAGCGGGTACGGCTTCGTTTTGATATACGCCTGGAAGGGCGTGGTGTTGTCTCGCGTCACCGTGTCGTCGTCGCACTTCAGCAGGAGGTTGACCGTGGCGCTGGACCCGGCGTAGGGCAGCGTATCGAGCCGCGCCCCGGAGGTCATCGTCGGGCCAAACGACATCGAGCACCGCGCCGTGCAACTCACGCCGGTATGACGGCTCCAGCCGCCCCGCACGCCCTCCGCGCCCCGCCGCGCCAGTTGCGTGTCCATCACCAGCCGTTCCGAGGGGTAGGAGTCCGAGTTCAGGGCCACCCAGAACCACATCTGATGGCGCGAGGGATGCCAGGTCGCGTGGCAGGGCACCGTCGCCGTCTGGTTCATGGTCGCGGTGAGGTCTTCGATGTCCCGCCCGCAGTACTCCAGGCCACTGGACCCCAACCGATACGGGCCACGGTGCGACATGAAGTAGAGGCTGGGCGAGCCGTTCTCGTCCTCGCCGATGGCGATGGACTTCGGGGCCACGCACCCGATGGCTTTGGTCAAGCAGATGGCGCTGTAGGGCGTGACATCATCCCCGGTGGGGACCAGCCGCCAGATTTGCCGCTGCTTGAAGACGATGGAGTTCCCCATGAACGAGCCGACGATGCCGGTGGCGGTGTCTCCGTCGTAGGCGTCCAGGTCGATGAAGTTGCTCGTCGGAATGCGCTCGGCGTCACCAATATCCGAGGCGCCGTAAACCGGCGTGTACCAGACCCGCGACTGCTGCCCGCCCACCCAGTTGCCAACCCCAAGTAAGCGGTTCCCGTTCGTGGCGATGTACTTCCACGACCCCGGCGGGGTGTTGGCACCCACGACTGGCGCGAACTCTCCGTCGTAACTACCGGGCGCGGTGGTGTCATCGTAGGTGGTCGTCAGAATCTCGATGGTGTCCAGCAGGCGATAGAGGTTGCCGTCAGACGACCCATAGAGTTCCCAGTGGGTGTAGTGCTCGCCCGCGTGCCCGGTCGGACGCGCCACCCGCGCCGCCGATCCCGACCCTGACGGGGTGAACGACACGAGTGGCGACAACTCGCTCCGGTTCAGCGTGTCCGATCCCGAGATGTCCACGAACGCCACTTTGTAGTAGCGGAGCGTGGCGGCATAGGAACCCGACCCGTAGTTGGTGACGGTCGGCGCGGCCACCGGGACCGGAATGCCCACCCGGTAGAACGTGTCGGTGGCGCTCCACTCGCGGGTCCAGTAGTGCAGCCGGTCTACGCCCGAGTTGTAGCAGACGTAGGTGCGATTATTGAACGTGACGGCGTTGACCGCCTCTGGGTTCGCAGAGATGGCGTCCCCGTTGAAGACCCGTGTCCAGCCGGGGTAGGAGCCTTCGTAGAAGTTCACGATCTTGGCGCTATCGACGGCGAACGGGTAGTCGGTATACCCGTAGGACGCATAGAACAGCGACGACAGGTAGCCCGTGAACGCGATGCCGGCAATCGACGGCGCGAGGGAGACGGAGGACGCCCCGTTCCGCTTGCTGCCCAGCGTGGCGCGATACCAGTCCACATTCAGCGCCTCGACGCATTGGGTATCAGGCAGGGACAGCGGGGCGTCCGAGCCGTTTCGCCCGCCGCGCAAGTCCCCGATGACCAGATACTTCTTGGTGGTCGCCATGCTATGACCCCGCCGGATACCAGGCGCCCAACTGCGACCGCCCGCCCGAGCCACCGCCGCCATCGGCCTGCTGCACCACAAACCACTTCAGGTCACGCACGCCCTTTTCGTACTCCGCCCTCGCTATCGCGTGCCGCTTGTCTTCCTGCTTCTCGTACTCCAGCATCCGCGCCCCAGCCTCGATGACCCAGTGGAAGTCTCGCGGCACCAGGGGTTCGTCGGTCTGCTCGCTCATGTCCTCAATCTGGCGCGAGTAGTCCAGTGTCAGGCTGATGGCCGACGACGGCGTAGGCCACAGGGCGATACGGAGATAGCGGGCGTGGGTCTGCCCGATGGCGATCCGCGCCAGTTCTGTCCCGCCCTCGGCATCCTCGGTCAGCGTGACCGTACCCACGGCTGGCGCCGACAGGTAGAACTTCGTGATGCCCACGATGTCGGTCCACGAGCCAATCGCCACCGCCGTCGTCCCGGTCATCGTGACCGAGGTCGAGAACGGATACCCGCCCGTCCGAATCCCCTCCACGTAACAAGTGTTCGTGTCGCTGGCCGAGGTGGAGTCCACATACAGCGCCGAGGCATCGGAAGGCTGCGAGGCCACCGCCACCTGTCCCACGGGCACCCAGCACTCCGGGATTCCGGTCGTGGCCGAGGGATCGGGTTCCTGCGCCATGTACCACTCCCAGGACTGCCCGGAGAGGGTGGCGTCATTCGTGGCATCACGCATCCCGACGATGCGGGCCACATCAGGCGGCATCGAGTACTGGGCCGTGGACGCCACGGTCGTGAACGTCGTGGAGGACTGGCGCAAATGCGCCATCCCCGGCAGGCCCAGGAGCCTCCGGTGGATCTCGTTGAGGAACATCGTCAGGCGCGTGGACACCTCGGTTGCCGGGTTGTCGGCATACCCGAGTTTGCGGCACAGCGACAGACGCAAATCGTGAAGGGCCATACCGACTCCTAGCTCGTCACCATCGCAAGGTTCTTGACGAGGAACTTGACTTCGTGCATCGCCCGACTCACCCCGGCATCCCAGCGGAAGTCGAACACCGCCACGTGGACTTCAGACGGCAGCTTGTCGTTGACGATGGCGTTATCCGCCGGGGTCATCGTCCACGCCACGACCCCGCCATCGGAGATGGTGACGCCGTTGGCTTGGTTGACGTTCTGGGCGTTCCGGCTGTTGAGAATCGTCTTGGTCTTCTCGTCGTACAGGGTCAGCGTGGCGGTGGACAGCACCGACCCCGCCACGGTCACGCCGGCCTCGTCCAGCAACGGGTCGGATGTGTACTTGGCGGTCGTGCGCTCATTGATCGGGCCGAGGGTCACGCTCATGATTCGTACTCCAATACTTCCGCCGCGATACCCGCCGCCACGAGGGACACGGCATTCGCCCCAGCCTCGACGATGGACCCGACCTCCATGCCAGCGGCCACGACGGTCGCGTCCATCCAGAACAGTGCTCGCGGATACCGTCCGGCCCGCTCGCCCGTGAACGTCAGCGTCCCTACGGTCGGCGCCACGAGGTAGTTGCGCTTGACGGACGGGGCCACGCCAGCCAGCGTGAGCGTGCCATTGGCGGGGCGCCTGGCTGCGGAGGGTGACGCCTCTGCGACGACATCCAGGCCCGTCAGGGTCAGGGCGCCTGCGGCGGGCTTGGCGATGCGGGCGACCGTGATGGTGGGCGCCAGCCCAGCCACCGCCATCGTGCCAACGTCCGTCTGAATCTGTCCGTCCTTGGCGATAGTGGGCAAAACCCCGGCGAAGGTCAGTGTCCCGGCGGTGGGACTCACGCCCCAGTCCGGGGCGCTCACGCCCACCCAGGCGACCCGAGCGCGGTCGCCATCAGCGACGAGGGAGACGGAGAGGTTGTCCCAGTTGGTGACGGCGTTCCGCTCAGCCGTGGTCAGGTCGAACGAGTAGATGGCGTAGGCGTCTTCGACGAGTTCGACTTCCCGCGTGGCGACGAGCGTGGACGAGTCGTACAGTTCGAGCGTGAACCGGCGAGGCGCGGCGAGCGCCATCGACCCGGCAGCGGGTTCAATCGTATGGTCGTGGTACTCGGTGGGCGCAACGCCGGAGAACGCGAGGGCGCCAACGGTCGGCTCGACGGTCTGGTTGGTGCTGGCTTCGGGGGCTTCGAGTTCCACCCACGACACGACAGCCCGATTGCCGCTGGCGACGAGGGAGACGCGCAGGCTTGACCAGTGATCAATGCTCGCGGCCTCGCCAGCGGTCAGGGCGAACTCGTAGGTGACGAACGAGGCGGTGGCGTCGATACTCCGCGTGGCGACCAGCGTGTTGCCGTCGTAGAGTCGGGCCGTCAGCCCAGCCAGGGTGGGTGTCTCGCCCGTGATGGCTAGGGCACCCGCCCCGGGGCGCACCGTAATCGGGGCGAGGGGGTATGGGGCCAGTCCTTCGAGGGCGAGTGTCCCGACGCCGGGATGGGCGACGGGAGACTGGGCGAGGGTGGGTGCCTGCCCCTCGAACACCATCGAGCCAGCGGAGGTCGCCACGGCGGGCGAGATGCTGACCGTGGGGGCGAGTCCTTCCACCGCCATCGTGCCCGTGGTGGGCGCCGTAGACGGCGACACTCTGGCGATAGGGACGGTCTGGTTCGTGCCGAACGCGAGGGAGCCAGCCGGAGGGGTGGCGATATGATTGACGAGCGCAGACGCGGCGATGCCAGCGGCGACGATGGCGCCAGCGGCGACGTTGCGAATATGATTCAGGAACCGTGACGGGGCAACCCCGGCGAGGGTCAGCGCCCCGGCGCCCGGTTCCTCGGTGTTATCTGTGACCGGATCTGCGGCGCTGACGAACCCGTAGCTCCTCCGCACGACGGGGCGCAGGAAGCAGTAGGGGTCGGCGTGGAGTTTCACGATCTCAGGTTGACTCCACGCCCGAGACGCGACGTAGACGTGTTC